CTCTTCCGATCTGGGACAGTGAGAACACAATTCTTTCTGAGAGTCTTATAACTAAGATCAAAAATAAATATCAAAAGGTAATTGTATTGTTTGACAATGATGAACCTGGCCTTCATTCAATGAAGAGATACAAGGAGCTTTATAATTTAGATTACATAATCTTACCTTTAGAAAAGGATTTATCTGACTCAGTAAAAGTACATGGTGTAGATTATGTTAAAGAATATCTATTTCCTCTTTTACTTAATACAATTAAAAATGGGTAGATTTAAAAAAGTGCCTAGTAAAACTAGAGGTCTTAAAGCAAGTACTCATATAGATGATACATGGCAGTATTATTCAAATTCTCATAAAATAGATGAGCTTGAAAGAGCTTTAGAAGTTGCATCAAGACAGATAGTTGAACTTGAAAGAGACTTTAATAAACTTGCACAATACTTAATAGATGAGAAATACACAGTTAGGTAGATTAGCAGACCGAGCTATGGATGACAATCAAAGTGTTATTCATAGTCTTATAGAAGAGATAGAGGAATTAGAGAATCAGTTAGAAGACTCAGAAGTAGATCTGAAACAATTAGAAGATGAAAAAGAAGAGTTAATTTTAACTATTCAAGATCTTAAAAATACTATTATTCAACTTCAACAAGATCTAGCTGAAATTGCTAAAACATTTACATCATCATTATGAGTTGGTCATATCAAGGAAAAGAATTTGATGAGTTCTGTATCCCGGAAGGAGCTGTAGGATTTATCTACATTATGACTGCTATCATAGATGGTAAGTCTGTAGCATATATTGGTAAGAAGAACTTCTTTGCTAATATTAAAAAGCCTCTTGGTAAAAAAGCTTTAGCCATGTCAACAGACAAAAGACTAAAGAAATATGTAAGAGAGCTTAAACCTGATTTTATGAGATATTACAGTAGTAATAAGATCTTAAAAGATGCCCATAAAGCAGGTGTTGTGATTAAAAGAGAAATGCTTAGGATATGTTACTCCCAAATGGAGTTAACTTATCAAGAAGTAAAACATCAATTCACATATGAAGTGCTTGAGAAAGAAGAGTTTCTTAACGGAAATATCTTGGGACGCTTCTACAAAACAAAATAATTATGACAGAAAGTGATATAACAAGCCTTCTTCTTAAGTTGGCTGACCTTGGTGTAACTGGAATTAAAGTAACATATGAAGGTGGTGGAGATTCAGGTGCCGTTGAATGGATTGGATATACTACTAAACCATGTGAAACACCTACTGATGTAGAAGATATAGTTGATGCTTGGAGTCATCCTGTATTATCAGAATTAGATCAAGCAGCACATGCTTTAATTGAAGGTTTTGCAGAAAATACACTTCTTGATAACATTGAAGATTGGTGGAATAATGAAGGTGGTTATGGTGAATTATCTATTTGTGTTCCTTCAGGTGAGTACATGATTAATAATAATGTAAGAATTACACATTCTGAAAGCTATTTACATGATGGAAATCTCATCAATAAATCTTTAGAATAATGGCAAGAGGAAAACATTGGTCTAAGACTGGTCCAGTACCAATCCCATCATCTCTTTATTATTATAGAGTATCTCATAATATTTTAGGTGAAACTTTATTAGGTCCTTATAATAGAAGAGTTACACCTTCTAATCATTATACTTTAATAGAAACCTATGAGTATAAGTTGAATAAAGAAGGGAATTACATTTTAAAAGTAGTATAATGGCACATCCGTGGGAACATGCAAAATCATCCGTTAGAAAATGGGGAGGTTTACCGGAAGATTACATTAATATTCATAACTGGTTTGATGAGACTAAAGCTTGGCTTGGTCATAGTAAACATAGAATGTTTAGACACCATAGTGAGGGTATATTTGAATGTGAAAAAATATTTGGTATGACTATTACCAACTCTGATGGTAAAGAAGTTTATGTAAGATACATAGGTGAGCAACATGTAAAAGAAGACTGCTTTGGTCATATACCAAGCGCAAAAGAATGGGTGGATAATATAAATACACCCAAAGACTGGATGATTAAAACACTAAAAATTGAAGACTAATGAGTAAAAAAGTAAGACTAACAGCAAAAGAAGTTAAAAACATGATTAACATGTTTAGATCTACTGATGAAGAAAATCATCACATAGCTTTTCAAATTGTTGAGAATTGTGACATTGAGAAATCTGTAGATGCAATTATAATTCTGCATAAATTTTCTAATATCAATCCTAGTATTTGGAAAAAAGAAGCTCCTAAAACTATTAAGTATTTAGAAGCTAATGATATTCTTTTACCTAATGGTGCAAATAGTAGTCAGATTCTGACTATGCCAGCTGTGTTTGGTAAACTTCTTAAAGTTAAAGCAGATAAAAGTATTATGCAGGAGTTTATCCGTTTTCATAATGAATATCTTGTATCTATTATGACTAGTTGGGGATATCCAACAGATGAATTTACAGTTGAAATTAAACTAAAAGAGAATGTACAATAGAGAAGATTCTTTAGCAAGAACTAGTAAAGAGTTAATGCTGAAAGAACCTTTCTATGGATTCTTACTTATCATGCTTAATAAAGTATGGGATAACCGTGCAGTTAAAACAGCTGGTGTAAGTAAGAACGGTATCAATTATCAACTTGCCATAAATGAAGGTTTCTGGAAAAGTCTAACTGATAAGCATAGACAAGGTATCTTAAAACATGAGCTGTTGCATATTGGTTTCTTTCACTTGACTAACTATCATAGTTATTCAGATAAGAAACTTGCCAATGTTGCAATGGACATGGAAATCAACCAGTATATTGATAAAGGGTATTTACCTGGAGATGAATATACTAAAGAAGAATATGATGAGTTAAGTACTAACATTAAAGAACTTGTAAAACAAGGCCTTGAAGACGGTACAATGACTCAAGAAGAAGCTGCTGCAAAGTATGCTGAGATACCTTTTAGAGGTGTTATGATTGATGATTATACTGATTTAAATTTAGATAGAAAAGCTGGTACACGGTATTATTATGATAAGCTAAGAGAAGCTAAAGATCAGAAAGATAAGACAGGTACAAGTGGATCTGAAGCTTTTGATCAATTATGTGATCAAATGGATTCAGGTGATGATATGGATTCTGACCACCCTACATGGGATGATTTTGCTGACCTATCTGAAGCTGAGAAAAAACTTATTGAAAAGCAAGTAGATACCTTACTTAAAGGTGCCAAGGAAATGACTGAGAAAAAGAGAGGTACAGTCCCTGGTGAGCTGAATGATTACATTCTGAATATAGATAAAATTGTTAAGCCTAAGTTTGACTGGAGAGGATATGTCAGAAGATTTACTGGTGTATCTACAAAGGTTTATACTAAGAAGCTTAGAAGAAAGGACAACAAAAGATATGAAGGTAATCCTGGTCTTAAGATCAAGATGAGACAACATATGCTTTTGGCTATTGACACATCAGGTTCTGTATCTGATGAAGAGCTTACTGAATTTATGAATGAGATTTATCACATTTATAAAGCGGGTGTTGATATTACTATTATTCAGTGTGATGCTGTTATTAGAAGTATCAAACCTTACAACGGTAAAAAAGACAAAGTAGCAGTTGGTGGTAGAGGTGGTACTGAGTTTGACCCGGTATTAGATTACTACAATGAAAATCTTAAGAAGTATACAAGCCTTGTATATTTTACAGATGGTGAATGTAGTACTAGAGTTAAACCTAAAGCTCCTGTCCTATGGGTTTTATCTGAAAGATCCTATATGAATACAAATTTACCTGGTAAGGTAATTAAATTAGAACTTTAATCAAAAAACAATGAGTCAAGTAAAATTAAACGTAGATGAGTTAAAAGATTATTTAAAGCACATGGTGTCTAATAATCAGTATATTCAAGCCCAAGGAAAAGTTCCTGTAGCAATTAATATTGAAGGTGATGCAGGTCTTGGTAAGACTTCATCTTTGATGCAACTAGCAAAAGAACTTAACATGTCTGTGATTAAATTGAATTTATCACAGATTGAGGAGTTAGGTGACTTAGTAGGATTCCCGTACAAGGAATTTGAAATGCAACGTGAAGATGGTGTTACAAAATGGGTCCAAGAAAGTTTAATGGATACATATATCAAGCACAAGTATAGACCAACTAATCAGAGCCGTATGTCACATGCTGCTCCTGAGTGGATTCAAGGTCAATCAGAAGGAGGATTTCTGATCTTAGATGATTACACGCGAGCTGATCACAGATTTATGCAAGCAACTATGGAATTGATTGACAGACAAGAGTATATCTCTTGGAGCTTGCCTAAGAACTGGCATGTTATCTTGACTTCTAATCCAGACAATGGTGATTATAATGTAACTTCTTTGGATGTTGCACAGAAAACCAGATTTGTTAGTGTTGAAGTTAAGTTTGATGTTAATGTATGGGCACGCTGGGCAGAGACTGCAGGGATTGATGGTAGATGTATTAACTTCTTGTTGATGCATCCTGAGTTAGTTTCTCAATCTATTAATCCAAGAAGTATTACTACTTTCTTTAATGCTATCAGTTCTATTCCTAAGTTTGAAGATAACTTACCTATGATTCAAATGATTGGTGAGGGATCTGTAGGTCCAGAATTCTCTAGTATGTTTACTATGTTTATCAATAACAAACTAGATAAATTAATTTCTCCACATGATGCAGTAACAAACACTAATGAGGCTTATGTCATTGGTGCTTTGAACAGTGCTGTTGGTACTGGTGATGATTATAGAGCAGATATTGCAAGTATAATGGCAACACGTATTGTCAATTATTCTATTGTACATGCTGCAGATAAACATGTACCAGACCCTATGATTGCAAGATTGATTAAATTGAGTACAGATTGTGATGCTTTTACAACTGATCTCCAATACTTTATGGTTAAAGAGATTGTAAATGGTAACAAGTCAAAATTTGGAAAAATGATGATGGATACAGCTGTAGTAAAAATGGCTGTAAAGTAATTTAGTACACATTTGAGCCGGTGTAAAAGCCGGCTTATTTTTAATCATTAAAATATGCAAAATACACTTTCTATAAAATTAGCAATTAATAATGCTGCTTTCTATGATCAACATGATCCTAAGCATTTAAGTTTTACTGCTACTATTGATTTTAAATTAGGTATTTTATTAGCTAATCATACTGATAAAGTAGTACCTGATGGAATAGATATATATACTCCATCTCAAGGAGATAAATATTATTTCCTACCTGGAGTAAATATCCCACGAGTTAAGTTAAAGAATCTTACAAAAGATTATAAGATCAAAGTTGTAAGAGAGATTACAGAAGCTACTCATGTCTTTTATGGCAAAAAGAGTGAAGACAGACTTACTGACTATAGTTGGGAATATGAGATGAGTACAGCTAATTTTAAAGCATTTTATGAAAATGCTAAAGCTTATATGGACTCATATGATGTAAGTAGAATTGATACAGCATTAGAATTTTATACTAATGACAGAATATTAACAGATTATAATACTGTTATGAACATTGTTCAAAGTACTAAAATGCCTTTTACTGTAGATTTTCCAAATGACTTTAACAGATATAGTGGAAGATTTATATTTGTAAAAGATGATTACAAAGAAGTTTATCCTCATGTTGCAGGAGCTCCTTTGTACAAAGAAGAAGCTTTATTACTTCATTTAAATGGAGATGAAGCTGTAGAAATTGATGAAAAAATGTTCATTGCTCTTAGTGAGATGTTTTCCAGTAGTGATAAAGATAATCACACATTGGCAATGGAAATTATGGCTAATAGCCATTTTGAGAAAAGTCTGTTATATTTAGAATTATTATTCAGTGAATATAGTTCTGTTATGACTAATTGCAAAACAAAGAATCATGTTAACTTTAAGTCTTTAGTATCCTTTTTAAATAAAGGTCAATACTTTGGAACAAGTATTGATGACATTATAAAGTCATTAATTAAACATGATCAATTAAGTACTGATTATTTGAATATCATTTTAAATAAATACAGTAATGAAATTAAAGATTCAGGAAGTACAAGCTTTTTTACTGTAAAGTCAATTAGTGTTTCTCCTGAATTATTAGAGAAGATGAATACAAACTATGAATATATAGTACAAGAAAATATAGAGGTGATTGAAATTCAAGAAGAACCCGTAGTCATAGAAGAGACTATTGCGGAGACTCCTGAAGAAGTGGTAATTGTACCGGAACAAACTAAAGAAATACCTGTAGCAGATGAAGATCCAGACTTTTTCCTTTAATGATGAATTGGAGAGTTTCTATAAGGATACTTTTTATTTTAGCTACAGTAGTATAAACAAGTTATTGTTCTCCCCAAGAATGTTCTATGATCACTATATTCTCAAGCAAAGAGAAGATAGTACAGATGCACATTTAGTAGCAGGTAGAGCACTACACTGTTTATTATTAGAACCTGAGACATTTGATGATCAGTTCATTATTATGCCAGGTAAAGTTCCAGGTGACAACAATTTAATAATAGTCAATAACATATTCAATAAGTATTATACCACTATGGGTAATGATACTTTATGTTTAGAAGACTTTCCAAATGAAATACTTACACAGTTACTCACAATTAACTTACATCAAAGTTTAAAAACAGATCAACAAAGGTTAGATAAGATGCTAACTGATCAGAACAAGGAGTATTTTAATTTCTTAAAAGCAAAAGAAAACAAAACTGTTATTGATCAGGTAACCTTAGACAATTGTAAAGTGTCTGTTGAGTGTCTGAGAAATCACACAACAGTTAGAGCATTACTTCAACTTGATGCAGATAAGAGTCAGAATATCAAGATCTTAAATGAGCAAAAGTTAAGTACTCCTCCAGCTAAATACAAATTTGGATTTAAAGGTATATT